CGGGGAATTAGCTCATTTGGTAGAGCACTGCTTTTGCACGGCAGGGGTGAGGGGTTCGAGTCCCCTATTCTCCATCAATTCTTGTTTCGTTACCTAATATGAAATTATGGATGTTAACAAATCGTAATTCGAAGGAGACTTACGAAAGAGATAGATTCATAGAGGAATCTAAAAAACAAGATATTGATTTTTCTATAGTTTATGCTGATGAAATCGACTTACTAGTTTCTCGTGATGACCGCAAATCAATTCGTTACCAATCTAATATTGTTAGTCTACCTGATGTGTTACTCGCTCGCACTGGGTCTGCTACTGGCAATTACAACCTATCTGTTCTTAGGCAGTTTGAAAGGTTAAATGTACTAACATTACCAAACTCTGATAGTATTGTCGCCTCTAAAGATAAAATGTATGCCAATCAGATTTTGGCTCAAGCAGGACTTCCTATTCCAAAAACAATGCTTACTCGTTTTCCTAATAATTGCGATTTATTAGAAAAACAAGTAGGATTTCCTTGTGTTGTAAAAGTAGTAACTGGTTCTCACGGTGCTGGAGTTTATTTGTGTGAGAATAAAAAACAATTTAACGACTTATCAGAATTAATTTCTGCACTAGACTTTAGAAATTCTTTGATTGTCCAAGAGTATATTGAATATTCAAGTGGTAGAGACTTGCGTGTCATTGTGATTGGTGGTAAAGTTGTAGGTGCAATGAAGAGGGAGTCTACGGATGGGTCATTCAAGGCAAATATATCCCGTGGTGGGATTGGTCAACCATACGAAATAGATGATGAAATGGAAATGTTGTCGATACAAGTTGCGAAAACTCTCAATCTTGATATTGCTGGTGTCGATCTTCTATTTCATGAAGACGGATATCGAATCTGTGAAGCAAACTCCTCCCCAGGATTTAAAGGATTTGAAACAGCATTAAATATTAATATCCCAGAAAAAATATTTGCATATGCAAGACTGCGCTCTAATCTATGAAATGATTTCAAAAGACACACCATATAAACTAGCAGAAATTATACGTGATACCTGGCCAAATCTTTTTCACCTACGACCTAAGAAAAAATCATGGGAATGTACGACACAATCTACTGTTACCGAGACCTCGGACCAGACTTTTATAAAAAAGAATTACAAACCAAAAGTCTAGATAGTTGCATGACAGATTATTTCTTAGACCCATATGGTCAGTTATTTGAAATTGATTATTCAGGCACTGCAGACTTTGTAGAACTCTCAGAGGGCGATGATGGATATAATTCTGAGAGACCTTATTTAAATTTTGTATGGATTCCAAATGGTATACATGGTAAAATAAAACCAGCAAGAGTTAATTCTTTAGTTGAAACATATCCAACTAGATGGGATGGTCGCCATTCTGAATGGCCAACAGTCTATTTGTATTTTAGGAATGGTATCCTTAAAGAAGTAATTCATCCAGCATCAGAAGAAGAAATATCTAAATCAAATTTAGATATTCCGTCCTACTAAGTATAGGTTGTATAAATAAAACTGTAGCAAATTGTGTTGAAACTACGTGGCAAGTAAAAGAATATCGCAATTAGAAACTATCTCAAATGATCTTGTGACAGGGGAGGCAATCCTCCCTATAGTTATTTCCGATCCGCTTTTACCCAATAGAAAAGCAAAAGTCAATCAGTTGTTTCGTGGGTTATCTGCAGGGTCACTTGCTCAACCAGGTCTAGCTTTTGACTTAGACCGTGATACTGGATTGTATCAATCTGCTGTAAATGAAATTGGACTTACATTTGGCACTGCTGCATTTTATAATTCTCGTAGATTAAATACTGATGCATCATCAACACTTCTAATTAGAGCGATTGATAGTGCTTCAGCAACATCTAATATTGAGATGACTCCTCAAGGTAGTGGAGTCTTTACTGTTAATGGACCACTTGTACAGACAGATGCTCAATTCTTCTTGCAAGGAGACCAAAATCCAGCAAAGAGAGTTACCTTTAACGTTGATACAATTTCAACGCAGTCTGGCACACGTCGCTTCGATTTACCAAGCGTAGGTACTAATACTAGCACCACGTTAGTTGCTAACGACACCTTTCAAACAGTTACTAATAAAACTATTATTATTAAAGATAGTGAATTACAAGTAACTGGGTCTACTAACCCAGCAAAAATTGCCAAATTTGAATGTGATGCCTGGGAATCTCCAGGTCTTCATATCTATAGACTGCCTGATTTCAAAGAGTTAACACAATCTACATTACTTGATGATATTACTGAGCAAAATGTATTTAACAAAAATCTTGTTAATCCAACATTTTCAAATGTCCCATCAAATGATATAAATGTCCCAACACGTTATGTAATTTTTGATTCCTCGTTGTTGACACAGAATAGGACAGTTAAATTTCCAAACCTCAACGTTACTCTTGTTGGTGAGGAATCTACTCAAGTTATCTATAATAAAGTATATAAGGGTGCAGTATTTTGTGATACTGACCCCGATGAGGGAGAAACCAGAAAGATTCAATTGGACCTTTCTAATATTGAAAATAATCAAACATATCAGTTTGCATTTCCAGATAATGACCCAGCGGCACCTCTAAATACAACAGGCACAAGTATTCTTGTTTCTGAGAGAAAAACACAAACTCTCTATAACAAGACAATGGAATTAATGAAAATTAAAAATCCAGCAAACCTTAATGGTATTGTTATTATTGATGCCTCAAACTTAACTGGAAATCGTACTATTCAATTTCCAGACGCCGATGCAACACTTCTCTCAACTAATAATATTAGTAATGTTGCAATTTCATTCGGTGGTGCCATTTCCGCCCCTGTTTTGGGTGGACAAATAAGACTTCAATCATTTTTCCAAGCAGGTTGGTAATTTCAAATGACAGCAGGAAGACTCGCAGCTAAAAAACCAGCAGCAACCACAAATACAGTGTTGTATAGATGTCCTACCACAGTGACTGGTAGCACAGTAGTTAATGTCTGTAACCAAAGTGCATCTGGTGCAACTTATCGCATGGCTCTTCGTAACTACGATCAGGTCTTACATTTAGATGGACCTGAATCTAACAATGGTGGAGTAGCATCTTCCTACAAATTTACGAAGGGTAATCCGTTTAGTAGTTATAAATTAACACTTTCTCCAGGGTTTCAAAACGCTAATGCTATTCCAGGTACTATATTTTCCACAACGAATGGAGCAAAAGGAAAAATTTTAGATGTATTTAAGCCAATTTCTGATGTAACTTACTATGCTATTGTGCAAAAAGTTACTACTATTGGGGTTGTAGGAAATAGTATAGCTGGCACATTTTCTGGTGGAGAAACAATTACTGGAAATACTTCTGGAATTTCTACAGTGTTTAGAGGTCTTGCTGCTGGTGGCACTGGAATTGTATTCCATATTCCTGATGTTACAGCTGCAGCTACTAGCTTAAAGATTTCTCGTAATACTGGTCTTGCTACTGGTCAGTTAATAACCCTGAATGCTCCAGATGCTGGAGGTGAAATTGCAACAATTACTGCAATTAATACTACTACCAACACTCTTACAATTACTCGTGGGTCGTTGGGTACTACTGCAGCAGTTATCCCACCAGGTCGTGCTGTTAATAGTTGGTCAGCCTCTGCTACAACTTCTACAATTTCCGAAGGTGCAGTTTTTGCAGCAGGTGATGTTACTCTTACCGTTGCTAACTCTACAGGATTTGTATCTGGGTCATTTATTCGTATTAACAACGAATTGATGTCAATAACAGCAGTAAATGGTAATGATTTAACAGTAGTTAGGGGTCGCTATGGCACCGCTGCAGTTAACCATGCAGATGCATCTGTAGTAACTCTTCTTACAGATAATGGGACATATCTTGTTAATTTCTTCACAGAAGGCGAAAATATTACTGGTGCATCCTCAAACGCTTCAGCAACATTAAGTTTTGTAGCTACAGTATCTGCTGCGGTTGATTCTAAATACTTACTTACGACCACTGGAGGTGGGACCAATCATACACTACCTAATGCTCAAATTTATGTCTTGGGTAGAACTTATATTTACGATTTATCTGACGCCAGTTGTGCAAATTTTCCTCTTAAATACTCTACAAATAATGCAGAGGGTCCAAATGGCACACCTGCTGGCACTGAGTATACACAAGGTGTCTCTAAAGTTGGCACCGCAGGGTCTTCAGGAGCATATACTTCTATTGCTGTAGATGTGAATACATCACCAAACTTATTCATATATGCTGATGGCACTCCTGCAGGATCAACAACTGGTGTTGGATTCGCCTCTTCTGTCGATACAAATCCATTCTTCTTTGATATTTTTGTTTATGATGTTGCTGGAGAAACACTTGCTGTTGGTGATACTTTTACAATTAACGGAGTAACTCAAACCATTCAACCATCTGGTATTGAAGTTGGACCTTATGGATTTGTGCAAGATTGGGACCCTGCTAAGTGTCATTTAAAAGTTGCTCTTGGTGTTGGGTCTCCAGAATTTGTCGCTGGCAAAGAATTTTATGATACTCCAACCAAGAATTTAGGCACACGTGTAACAACTAAGGTTGTTAATGGTAAAATTCTTTCAATTAGTAATGTGGGTGCAGCAAATGCACTTCGTACCGCTGGCACTTATGCAAATCTTAAGGCAAATTCAACTTCTGGTCCTGGTAATATAACTAAAGCAACATTTACGGTTACAGTTGCTGCAGGTGGTGGTGCAACAGTGACTCTTGTTGATGGTGGTGAAAACTTTGTTGTTAGTAATACAATCACAATTAATGATAGTCAATTAGGTAATGGAGGTGCACCTGCTTTAACATTTACCGTTGCCAGTATTTCAACAGGGATTCATACAACCTCAACAGCATTGTATAGTGATGAAGACTATATTTTCTATGATAATTCAGTAGGAGCAAATGACACTGAAAAAAATTCATCTATTATAGTTGGTCCTGGTGAAAATCTTTTAGTATATTCTTCTGCAGCGAGTATTAGTTATAATGTCAATGGATTCGAATCTCCATCTGAAGACTTTACTGTGATTAATATGACTAAACAAACAACAACTTAATAAATACTCAAGATAGAAGGATTCCTATAAATGGCACTTACTCGTCTTAAGAATATCATCACGTCGAGAACTGGACGTATTATTTACGTTAACCCTGATGACTTTGATGCGTCAGATGCCTTTGACAATAGAGGTAACTCTGCATTGCGTCCTTTTAAGACTCTGCAACGTGCTTTTCTTGAAGTAGCACGTTTCTCGTATCGTGTTGGTTTGAGTAATGACGAATTTGATGCATTCTCAATCTACCTATATCCATCTGAATATATTATTGATAATCGTCCAGGAATGTCCGATTATAATCAAATTCAACCATTTAACGCAAATACTAATTTCGATATTACGTCTCCATCTAACGAACTTTATAAGTTTAATAGCACTCGTGGTGGCGTGATTGTGCCTCGTGGTTGTTCTATTGTTGGGTCTGATTTACGTCGCACAAAATTAATACCAAAGTATGTCCCATATCCTACAGTCCAGGGTAGTTTAGGTATTACTCTGGCAAACGAACCTGGACCGACTGCAATTTTCCGAGTAACTGGTGGTTGTTATTTTTGGCAAGCATCTTTCTTTGATGGAGATACTAATGGAGTATACTATCGTGATGACCTTTCTCAAATTGCTCCAAACTTCTCCCACCACAAACTAACATGCTTTGAATATGCAAATCTGACAGACTTGGAGTTATACTATCAGAAAATCTCCAAGGGATATGCTGTTATTCCTGACACATCTGGTATTCCTGCTCAAGACCAACTACAAGCGAGAATAGAAGAAAATAGAATTGTAGGTCCAATTTCGGATGAATTTGCTGTATCTCAAATTATTCGTAATGGACAAACTGCTACTGCTTTTACAGTTGATGAGCTTGGTAATCCTAAAAACCACGGATTCTCTGTCGGTGTCGCAGTTAATCTTTCTGGCATTACTGGTCCTACTGACCAGGACGCTCTCCTTTATAATGGGTCGTTTTTAGTAACATCTTCACAAGGAAATCAGTTTACTTATCAGATGTCAGCAGAGCCTTCTGGAAATGCTCTTGGCAGTAATATTTTAGTTAAAGTTGAAATTGATACAGTTGACTCCGCATCTCCATATGTTTTCAATATGTCATTGAGATCTGTGTGGGGTATCAATGGTATGCACGCAGATGGAGCAGAAGCTACAGGTTTCAAATCCATGGTTGTTGCCCAGTTTACTGGTATTTCGCTACAGAAAGATGACCGTGCATTTGTGCTTTATAATCAATCTACTCAAGCATATGAAGTGCAGGCAGCAGGTTCTGGAGCACATATTAATGGTCTTTGCAAATATAGAAAGGGTTGGCGTCACGCTCATATTAAAGCATCAAATGATGCATTCATTCAAGTTGTGTCTGTGTTCGCTGTGGGATTTGGTGACCACTTCTTTAGTGACACAGGTGGTGACATGTCTATCACCAACTCAAACTCAAACTTTGGTAATACCTCACTAAGGTCTAAAGGATTTAAATCAGTAGCATTTACTAAAGATAAAGCAGGTCAAATCACTCACGTTATCCCTCCCAAGTCTCTTTCGGACGTTGACGAAATTTCGATTAACTGGGTGACTATTGATATTACTAAAACTCGTAGTGTTGCTGACCCAACTAGACTATACTTGTATGGATATACAACTCAGACAGGTAGACCACCAAGTAAAATACAAGGATATACTGTTGGAGCAAGACGTGATAATCTTACTAGCCCAGACCAAATTTATGTATCATTGTTAGCTGCTGGTGCTAGTGCCCCAACAGTGCATTTTGCCAAAATAAATCCATCTGGACCAGCTGTTACTGGCACAAAAGCTGGAGATGACGATTCTCCACTTAAATGGGATACTGCAAGGAGTCAGTGGTATTTACAAGTTGATAGTGCTGGTAATACAATTTACACTACACTTCAAGCAAACTCTATTTACCAAAACTTAGGATTCACACCTACCACATATATTCGTAGAGTCCCCGATGCTCGTAACTTGGTTGACCGAATTTATCGTTATCGCTATGTCTTGAATAAAGATGCCTTCCCAGTACCTAGAGAACCTATTACTGGTTTTGTAATCCAACCAAGATCTTCTGAAACTAACTCTCCTAAGTATGGTAAGATATATTACATTTATGCAAAAGAAGTATATCAAGAGTTTATTCGAGGTGTGCAAGATGGTATTTACTATCTGACACTTCTTAATGCTTCAGTTACGCCATCGACTTCAAATTTTAATGATTTCTCCTTCTCTCAGAATACTGTTGACCTTTATCCTGCATTCGATAGAGATAATCCAGTAAGCGACCCATTAGCAGCAGTATCAATCGCTGATAACCAAACTATTGGTGAAGTTTTCACCACTGATGGTGCATCACCAACTCCAAATAATGATAATTTAAGGTCAATCACTAAAGAGACATCACAATATTTCTTACTAGAAAGTAATAATAATCTCGGATACAATACAACATCTAACGTATTGAATGGTATCGTAGTTACTTCAAGATTAGGAGAAGCTGAAGATAGAAAGATTCCTCTCAAATTAAATGCTGATACTTCTGTCCAACCAATTTTAGTTGAATTACGTCGTTATTCGATTCTTCGTGCTGGTGGACATACTTTTGAATATCTTGGATTCGGTCCTGGTAACTATTCAACGGCATTCCCATCTACTCAGGTTGAAGTTCTATCTCCAGCAGCAACAAGACTTTCGCAAGCATTGCGAGAAGGGTCTGGAGTTGCATATTATTCTGGTGTCAATAGTGATGGAGAGTTGTTTGTTGGTAACCAAGTTATTAACCCAGTTACGGGTCAAATTACTAATGAAGATATTGCACAACTTAATGTGCTAGGTGAAGAGGGCTCAACTATTGAAACATTCTCAGAATTAGTGTTAACTGATAAATTAACAGTTATTGGTGGTGCATCTAACCAATTAGAATCTGTATTCTCTGGACCTGTAACATTCCAAAAGAAAATCACGTCCCAAAATACAATCCAAACTGTTAACTTTACATTATCAAATGAAGATGGCACAGTGCTTAGAAATATCCTCATGGCAAATGCGGATAACAATGGTAATCCTGAATTTCCACCTGGTCTAGCATTTAACACTGGAGATATTTGTTATAACATTGAGTGGACTCCTGGCACTTTCTTAGGTTGGATTTATGATTCGGGTACTTGGTATAAGTGGGGATTAAGTGACACTGGACCTATTACATCAAATAGATTCTCAGGTGTGACCAATTATGGTATAGGCATAGCACCTGATGCTAATAATAGAATGAAAATTAGTGGTAATGTATCAGTAACTGGTAATATTGATGTGACTGGTAGATATGGTTGTGCAGATAAGTATTCTCTAGCAACTGGTGTTAATAACGGTAATAATGGTGTAATGTATACTGGTAATGGAACTACTACATCATTTGCTATTTCACCAGGGCATACTGCTTATTCAATTTTAGTATTCTTAAATGGTATTTGTCAGCGCCCAGGTATAGACTATACTGTTACGTCTAATGCTGTTGATTTTTCAATCAGCACACTTCCCCAGAATGGAGATGTTGTGCAGATTCGTGAGTTGGTCATTTAAAAAATAAATAGTTAAACGAATAGAGGCGTCAAATGGCTACCAAAATCATAGGAAATCAGATTGATGCTGTAACAAGAGCACTGGTAACTGCTCTAAAGGTTACAGAGCAAGTCAATTTGCCTGCTCTCAATCAGACGCAAATTAATGCTCTAGGCATACCACCATATGGCACTTTGGTGTATAATACCACCGAAGATATGGCACAAATCTACTTAGCAGATGCTGCTGCAGGTGTTCCTGGTTGGGATGATGTTGGCGGGGGTGGTCCTGCTGTAGGTGAGGATTCTATTATTCGTACTAATGGTCCCCAGATTAAAGAAAATATTACTATTGGACCAGTAGCAAATGGTGGCACAGAGTTTACTAATGGATTTACTGCTGGTCCAGTGCAAATTAATAATGGATTTACAGTAACTATCGAAAACGGTGCTACCTGGTTTCTTTTAGGTGGTGAAGATAATGATGTTGGTGAAGGTCGCGTTTTACAATTAAGATATGCTCAAACTCCCCCAACTCGTTATTTGATTTTTTCTGATAACTTAACTGCAATTCCATCATTAGAAGTTACACTTCAACCAACACATACTAATTCCAAGATTCTTTTATTAGCTAGTATTGCTTCTAATCAAAGACATGTTACTACATTTGGATTTTTAAGAAATAATAGTATTCTTACAACAAACCTTAGTGGTAATACTAACGTGAGTAGTGGTAGTGTTGCCACTGTTTATGATGGGCATGATACTGAAGACCATATGTATCATGCCACATTCATGTATATGGATATGCCTAATACTACAACACCTTGCACATATTCAGTTGGTGCAAGTGCTTCCTGGGGTGGTGGCGTCCGAAATTTATATATTAATGATAGACAGTCTAATGATATGAGAAGTATTTCTAGTTTAATTGCAGTTGAAGTTAGAGGTTAATATGTTTTCTGATGATGTGAAAGCAGAGGCAATTCGACGCCTCTCTAATGGAAGATCGTTTATTATGGAAGATGGTGATTTAACAAAAATCAGTTTTCCAAATGACCCGATGTATCAGGCGCCATATGCACCACAGATAGAGGCAATGTGCGAAGTTGTGCAAAAAGAAAATGATTTGGCAGCAAAATATGCACCAAAACCGAAACCAACAATAGAGCAACAACTAGAAAATTTATGGCATGATATTCATCATAATACCTTGAATACAGAAGGATTATTTTATAATTCTCTTTTATCCCACTTGCATAAATAAACTAGGAACAGTAGAATAATAAAATGTCTCAGCTAAAACTCGGTTCTATTAGAGATCTTCAGGGACTTGGTGGTTTTACACTTGCCGCTGGTGGCATTACTGCTAATGGCACTTTAACAGTCACTGATATTGTTATTGATGGCACTATCTCAGGATCTTCTGCTTTTATTCTTCCAAATCCTTCAGGAAATAGTGGTAGATTTTTAACTACCAACGGGTCTACTTTATCTTATGCAACAGTATCTACTGCATCTGGCATTAGATCAATTCAAGCATTTACTGGTAATGGCACTTGGAATAAACCTACTGGTGTAAGAACTATTATGGTTACTGTTGTTGGTGCTGGTGGAGGTGGATCTGGATATTGTGAATCTGCTGGTGCTGGTGGAATGGCACAAAGACAAGTTGACGTAACTAATGTTTCTTCGGTATCAGTCACTGTTGGTACCCCTGGAGGTGGTACCAACTACGCTGGATGTGGTGGTAATGGAAATACTTCTTCATTTGGAAGTTACTGTTCTGCTGGTGGTGGACTTGGTGCTAATTGTTCTCAGCAACACTCTGGTGGATGGGGTGGTAATGGGTCTGGTGGTAGTTTGAATATCTACGGTGGCGGTGGTAATGGACATGGGTCTCACTACAGCTATGGGAATCATACTGCAGGATCATCCTATATGGGTGGTACCCAACCTTCATCTCACTCTAACAGTAATTATTCCCATAATCATCAGTCTCATTGTGCTTGGGGAGCAGGTGGTAATGGGTCCCGAGATGGTAACAGAGGTGCTAGAGGACGTGAAGGGATTGTGTATATCCATGAATACTTTGGTTAATAAATAACTAAAAATTAAGTCTTATGTCACAACTTAAAATTGCTTCAATTAGAGACTTAACAGGCGCTACTGGATTTTCATTCTCTGGTGGCGGGGTTTCTACTATAGGTACTCTTACAGTATCAAACCTTGTAATCAATGGACAAATCCAAGGAAGATCTAATTTTTTAATTCCAGTGCAATCAGGACATGCTGGAAAATTTTTAATGTCTAATGGTACAAATACAGAGTGGGCAACAGTATCTACTGCATCTGGCATTAGATCTATGCAAGTTTGGACTGGTAATGGCACTTGGAATAGACCTACTGGTGTAAGAAGTATTTGTGTGCAAGTTGTTGGTGCTGGTGGAGGTGGATCTGGATATTGTGAATCTGCTGGTGCTGGTGGAATGGCAGAAATGATTGTTGACGTAACTAATGTTTCTTCGGTATCAGTCACTGTTGGTAACCCTGGAGGTGGCACTAACTATGCTGGATGTGGTGGTAATGGAAATACTTCTTCATTTGGAGGTTATTGCTCAGCATCTGGGGGACTCGGTGCTAATTGTTCTCAACAACACTCTGGTGGATGGGGTGGTAATGGGTCTGGTGGTAATATAAACGTTTATGGTGGTGGTGGAAATGGTCATGGGTCTAACCATAGTTATGGCAATCATACTGCTGGTGTATCTTATATGGGTGGCAGTCAACCCTCATCACATAACCAATCTAATTATTCCCATCGTCATGAGTCTCATTGTGCTTGGGGAGCAGGTGGTAATGGGTCCCGAGATGGTAACAGAGGTGCTAGAGGACGTGAAGGAGTTGTAGTCGTATATGAATACTTTGGTTAATAAATATATCTAAGAAGGGGATTGTGTAATGAGCATACTTAGAGTTACATCTATTAAAGACCAGCAGGGTCTCAGTGGATTTAATCTTGCTTCAGGAGCAATTACATCTCATGGCACATTAAAAATCACTAATATCAATATTAATGGTACAATTACAGGGTCTTCTAAATATATTATTCCATCATTAAGTGGAAATAGTGGTAGATATTTAACTACGGATGGAGCAAACTTATCTTGGGTTCCAGTATCTAGTGCTAGTGGATTTAGATCTATGCAAGTTTACACTAGCAATGGTACTTGGACTAAACCTAGTGGTGTAAGAAGTATTAGAGTGCAAGTTGTTGGTGCTGGTGGAGGTGGATCTGGATATTGTGAATCGGGTGGCGCTGGTGGAATGGCAGAAATGGTTATCGATGTAACTAATGTTTCTTCAGTGGGAGTTAGTGTTGGTAACCCTGGAGGTGGCACTAACTACTCTGGATGTGGCGGTAATGGAAATGGTTCCTCATTTGGAGGTTATTGTTCTGCTGGCGGTGGTGTTGGTGCTAATTGTTCTCAACAACACGCTGGTGGATTGGGTGGTAATGGGTCTGGTGGTAGTTTGAATGTCTTCGGCGGCGGTGGAAATGGTCACGGGTCTCACTACAGCTATGGGAATCATTCTGCAGGAAGATCCTATATGGGTGGCAGTCAACCTTCATCTCACTCTAATAGTAACTATTCTCATAATCATGAGGCACATGCAGCTTGGGGTGCTGGTGGTAATGGGTCCCGAGATAGTAACAGAGGTGCTAGAGGACGTGAAGGAGTTGTAGTCGTATATGAGTATTTTGGTTGATATAAATAACAACGAAGGAGTTTAAATCTATCATGGCAAAAATCGCTATTATATCCCGTGCTACTGGAGCAATCACAGATATTTGTGATGAGGAAGATAAATTTGAAATTTACGAAGGTCCAGATGCCGATATGAAATGGTGCGATGTGCCAGATGATTGCACACATGAGCATGTAATGATAAATGGGCAAGTTGTCCATCACTCAGAGTGTGAAGATCTTCGTGCAGCGGCAACTGTTTCTAGAATGGTTGGATATGGAGATGTGGGTGCACAACTAGATATGCAATATAAAGATTCTTTAGATGGTGGCACACGCTGGGTAGACCATATTAAAAAAGTAAAATCTGAAAATCCAGCACCATCATCTATTCCCCCATTTGTGCCAAATCCAAAGTTAATACAACTTCCAGGTAGAGCATCATGGGACCCATGGGTTGACAACTGGAAACCGCCACGCTAAAATAACTGAGTCTCAAGCATAATACATAGAGGTGGAGACACCTCTTTTTTTATATGAAAATTGAATCTATTTGTATTGTTGGTGGTGGAAGTAGTGGATGGATGTCTGCTGCTCTATTGTCAAAATCATTTCCAGACATTGAAATAGCATTAATTGAATCTAATGTCACAAAACCTATTGGAGTTGGAGAATCTACCCTAGGTCAATTCAATAGATTTCTTCATCGCTTGGAATTACGTGATGAAGAATGGATGTCAAAATGTAATGCAACATTTAAAACTTCCATTGCTTTTAAAAATTTTAGAGAAAATACTGGTGAGAGATTTCAGTATCCTTTTGGAAAATGGGATCTTAATGATGATTATAAACGAAATTTATTTGACTTCTTTGCGCTACAAAGCAGATATGGAATGGAGCAATATCCTCCAGAAGAGTTTGCTCGCTTCTATAATATGAATACTTATCTCGCAGATGAGTGTAAAATTGCAGAGACTATTCCTAATTCAAATTATGACTCGGAATGGGATACTGCCTATCATTTAGATGCTGATTTGTTTGGAAAATTTCTGAGAGATAGTATTGCTCTTCCCAATGGAGTCGTACATATCAAAGGAGATATTGAAAATGTTGTCAAAACACCAGATGGCACCATTAATTCTATTATCACAACAGATAATGATACAATCAGTGCTGATTTGTTTATTGATTGCACAGGATTTAAATCGTTGTTGTTAGAGCAACACATGGGAGTTGAGTTTAAATCATTTAATCATCAGTTATACAATGATAGAGCGTTAGCAACTCAGATTCCATATACTGATAGGATTAATCAGATGGAAACTTATACTGATTGTGTTGCAATGGATGCTGGTTGGATATGGAATATACCACTCTGGCATCGTGTAGGCACTGGTTATGTTTATAGCAGTAAATATATTTCAGATGCTGATGCTGAAAGAGAGTTTAGAGAATATCTATCAAATAGATACTCTGCAGAAGTTGCTGAGTCTGCACATCTTCGCCCAATTCGTATTAAACATGGAAAACATGAAAAAGCATGGGTAAAGAATGTTGTTGGTATTGGATTATCTTACGGATTTTTAGAACCATTAGAGTCTACAGGATTGATGACTACACATGAAAATCTCATGTTTCTAAGTGATATACTACAACGTAGAAATGGATTTGTGTCTAAAATTGACAGAGATAGTTTTAATTTTATCGTTGACAATGCGTTAGAGACAATGAAAAACTTTGTTGCTATGCATTACACATTGAGTCAACGAGAAGATACTCAATATTGGAAAGATATAATCACTCATGTTGATTTAAAATCTCAGGTTGGGGTGAAGCAATCAACATATATTGCTGCATCTGGACATTATAATATCTTGTTAAATCCAGAAAATATATACAATGATTCCAATTACAATGGACTTCCATATATCATGGCAGGTCTTGGATATAGACCTATTGTAGACTTTACAATAAAGGAAAGAAATGTTAATCTAGAAGAGTTAGAAATTTCTCACTCTAAATATCAACAAGACAGAGAAGTTATGTTAAATTGGGTACAACAACTTCCTTCACACTATGAATATCTAAGGGATAACATTTATGGGACTGATGAATATCTTTAAAAAGAAACTATGGGTTAGGTTTTATTCAGTTGACCCTGGTGTTGCTGAATTACAACCTTGGTTTCCAGCAAGAAAACTTCATAGAAAGTGGAGGACTGATGCATTAAAATTAACTGCAGATAAATCTAAACGTTGCCCATATCTTAAAGTAAAACATATGTGGGAGAAAGCAAATGCAGAACTAAGGAGAGAAAATTATAACCCTCCATCCCCTGGTCATGCTGTAACTTGCCCTGCAATAACTTCAATCATGGACTCTGGTTATGTACTTCCATGTCCAGCAGATATTCTAATTAAGATAGGTGATAACGCAATAGATTTTGAGTGGTTATCTCAAGGACTATTTAATGTCACAGTAGGAAATCCTCGATTTGTAACAGGACATATTCCACAACAAACTGAAGGTATGCGTCATTTAGTTGACCAAACAAAAGATGTTTTAGATACGACAATTAAACTTGAATTACCATGGAGAGTGCAAGCACATCCCGATGTTGTGTTTATTCAAATGCCTATTCCATATTGGGATGAAGATAGATTTACTCCACCCACAGGAGTTGTTGACCCATCATATTCGTATGAAATTAATTTACAATTGTTCTGGCATAAGTTAGACCCAGGTGAATATTTAATTAAAGCAGGCACTCCATTATGTCAGTGGGTGCCAGTGCATAGAGATTTTTTAAAAATGAAAGGATGGAATATTGTGGTTGAATCAGCAAATGATGAGGACTTTGCTAACAATCAAATTATGGAATATCAGAGGCGTATGCACTTTTTAGAATCCAGTAATTTAAAAGAGAGAATCAAAAATCATAAAGCAATTCTTGCCCTAAATAAAAACATTAAGAGGTTTATGTAATTATGTCTGAGCAAACTGTAACTGAAGTAAATCTTGCAGAACTAGCAGGAATACCAACAAGTGAAGAAAGTCTAGAAATTGATAAGAGTAAGGAAATTCAAGGACTTATTACTTTTGACCAATTAGTTAATAATTTTCTACAACAGCACTCTGATGCTGTAGAAGATTACAAAAAGTTGAGAGAAGCACTTGACAATATGCATTATACTTCTACAATCACTAAGATTTCTTTAGAAGAATTGCAATTTAAAAAAGATCATATTAATAAACTTGTTGGTGCAATCGAAGCAATGTCCTTATATAAGAAACATGTTGACCCAAGTGTAACTGATAAAGATTTCATATTTGAAGATGATTGAAACTAATTTGATATTTCCAACACCATTGTGGATTCAGGATGATGTTGGACTTGATAGAGATAAACTCTTAAAATTTGTTGACGTAGTGCGAAATGAAGACCCAGATGGGAGAGTAGTTAGTAACAACGGTGGATGGCAATCTCATGACTTTGTTGATGAAGTTATGAAAAATAATCCATTGCATGAGTTGAGAAGTAAAATTCTTGAAATGGCATATTATTGTGCAGACAAGTTTGGATTTCAAAATTATACATTACGCATTGTTAATCTTTGGATGAATGTAAATAATCACGGTCATAGTAATCTTATTCATAACCATCCAGGTAGCGTTATGTCTGGTGTTTATTATTTAAGTGTGCCTGATTGTTGCTCTGGGGCACTTAATCTCTATAGAGATCTTAATATTCAAATGATGAAAGAGTTTTGGGGAGCAGGTAATAATTTTAACAAAAACTCTAACTTAAATGAAGATGTAGTTACATTTTCTCCAGTAAATGATTATATGGTGATGTTTCCCTCTTGGTTATTACATTCTGTTTCTAAGAGTAACAGCGATGGGGAAAGAATATCTATTTCTTTTAATATACAAGCATTTTCAAATTATTATCATGAAATATATCCAGGTAAACAATCTTCTAGGAAAATCTTATCATTCTAGATTGTTTGATATGGTTAGTGGAATGAAAGGATTTCCGTGGTATTTTCTATCTGAAGATGTTGCATATACACCACACAGTTATGCTTTTGGTGATACAAAATTATTAGACATGAAACCTGAAGAAAAATCAATTGGTTTTACTCATCTCTTAATTGATAATCATGGTGTTGAAAGCCCATGGTTGCCCCATTTTGCCCCATTTCTTGATACTATAAAGGATGTAATGCCCGCCCCAATAGAATTTACTAGAGTTAGACTTGCATTACAATTAAATAATGGAAATGGTGGACATCATAATGGTGTGCACACCGATAGTGAAAAAGATCATTACGCTGCTCTATATTATTTTCATGATTCCAGTGGTGATACTGTATTTTTCAATGAGTATGATGACCCAAACTATGGTAATATAGACGAGAGATGGCATAAAGCACGTACGCAAGAATATACTGAGTGTAAAAGAGTAACTCCAAAAGAGAATACTTTATTTGCCTTTGATGGACATCAATTTCATTCATCAAGTAATCCATCTACAAATCCATATCGGATAATTTGTAATCTTAACTTTGTATCTGATTATGATATCTTCTCTTCTGACACAACTACATGCAACTAAAAAGTGGGCAATAAACGACGACCCACAGTATTGGCAAGGAATTGTTGAAGATCCTCATGTTTTTGCTACGTGGGATGAAGTTGAATTGTGCATTAATAATCCACAATTTTTTGATATGCAGTTGATTGATAAAGTGACTAACAAATATATCAATATTGTGCGGTATGACAGAGCATGGTCTAAACCTTCCTCAGATGCTAAAGATATTCGTGATGCTTTTATTGATGGACATACTTTAATTATCAATAACTTTGATTTAATTACTAGACAAAAGCAACAGATATTACAGCAGTTTGAAACTTATTTTCCAAATACAAAATCTGCTCTTCATGTATATTGTGGACTATCACCTAGTAAATCATTCAAAATACATGAAGATTTTGCAAATAATTTTATTATTCAAGTTGAAGGTATTACTCATTGGAAAGTTTATAAAAATAGGGCGTCTTATTTGGTAGATAGATATGCCTATGATATAGATGAAAAAGATTTAGAATGTGCTATTGATGTCGATCTAAAACCAGGAGACATGTTGTATATTCCAAATAGATGTTTCCACTATGCTCAACCTCAGGAAAAAAGACTTTCTATAAGTGTGCCAATGCAGCACATGGCAGACCACTTAAAATCCATTGATAGGAATTATTATGAGATACCTAGACCCGATTAATTTATATCCATACATTTATAAATCCCACTTTGATTTTAAGTTTGATACTATCAAAAGCAAAGTTGATGAGTTTATTGCTCAAGCAGATAGTTTCGCTAAAGAGAAAAAATTAGTTACTCTTGAGAAAGATGGTGGTATTACAACTGTGACAGTTTGTAGAACTACCCCACCACACACTTGGGATGAATTTGATGATTTCAAACCATGGTTATTTGACCAGATTAATGATATTTGGAATTATTGGAATCTTGCCCCAATGAATAAACATTTATCTGAATCTTGGATTAATATGCATCCTACTGGTGCATATACTGCTGAGCATCATCATCAAAATGTCCAAGTTGCTGTTGCTGCATAT